ATATCAGCCAGCGCTTCCTCAAGGCGCCAACGTCCAGTGGTACGCCAGAAATGCAACTGGTACAGAAAGCCCTGGCGGGACTCGGCGCGGCAGGCACAGCAGCCGGGGCAGCAGCAGCGCCGACCATAGCTCTTCCGGCCATCCTGGGGACCGTAGGCGCGGGGCGTCTGTACAATCGCGCGTTAGGCCCCGCTATCTCGGAAGGGGTATTGCAACGCCCGCCTTCGCCTTAATGGGAATTGCCGCTAGGCTTTGCCAGCAGGCAAAGCCCTAGCACGAACATGACGAAAGTGGCGGGCGACATGCCAAGAAACACGAAGAAGAATTCATGGATTCCACTGGACAGAAGATAAATACCGCCCGTAATAAGAGCGATTTTAAGTAGTTCTTTCACGGTTAGCCTCTCAGGAAGTTACGACTAACTATAGCAGGTGCTATATGAAAATACTAGTAATTGATGTCGGAAGTAACGCGCTCGATCTGTGCATGCGCTGGACGCGCCAGGGGCATGACGTGAAGTGGTACGACAAACCCCGGCCTAATGGGGACGACCGGCACGCCGGCGAGGGGATCATCCACAAGATCCGGAACTTTGACGATCTCCGGAAAAAATGGATCGGGTGGGCGGATCTCATCTACACCCCGGACAATGTCTCGTATCTCGACATGCTGGAACCCTATCGGCGGATCGGGTATCCGATCTTCGGATGCAACCTTGATGCCGTCGAATGGGAACTGGACCGCGAAGTCGGGCAGAAAGTGATGGAAGAATGCGGCATGCCGGTCATTCCCGGAAAGACCTTCCACGATTACGATTCAGCCATTGCTTATGTAAAAAAACAGGGTAAAGCTTTTGTCTCCAAGCCATCCGGTGATGGCGAGCGGGCAATGTCCTACGTTGCGAACTCTGCGGCTGATCTGATCTATATGCTGCAGCGCTGGAAAACAGTCCCGAAATACGTTAAAGCAGCCAAAGAAGACGGATTTATTCTGCAGGAAAAGGTTGACGGGATGGAGATGGCCGTAGGCGGGTGGTTCGGCCCGGACGGCTGGTCCAAGTATTGGGTGGAGAACTGGGAGAACAAAAAGCTGATGAATGGCGACCTGGGCGTTAATACGGGCGAAATGGGCACTACTGTGCGCGTGGTCCGCAAGTCCAAGCTGGCCGATCAGGTTCTCAAGCCTGCTACTGACCATCTCCATCGCGTGGGGTACGTCGGCTATGTTGATGTTAATTGCATGATAACGCACGATGGAACTCCCTATCCTCTTGAGTGGACAATGCGCGACGGCTGGCCTATCCGCCACAACCTGACTGCACTTATTGAAGGCGATCAGGCGCAATGGATGCTTGACAAACTGAACGGACGGGATACCCTCAAGATCAGGCTCGACACGGTCTGCATCTCCGTTCTCATGGCACTGCCCGACTTCCCGTATTCGAAGATCACGAACAAAGAGTTATGCGGGATTCCGATCTACGGCGCGGAAGACATGGAACACCTGCACTGGTCCGAAGTCATGCTTGGCGACGCGCCTCGCGAGATCAACGGGAAGGTGCTGGACCTTCCGGGGCCCGTCACAGCAGGGGATTATGTTCTGGTTGCGACTGGACTAGGCGAGACGATAACTGGAGCGCGCCGCAGCGTATACAGTGCCATAAAAAAGGTGAAGATACCCAATAGTCCATTTTACAGAACCGACATTGGTGCGGGACGCCTGAAGAAGCAGTTGCCAGATCTTCAGAGATTGGGGTACGGGATTGGTCTTTCATATTAGGAGTCTCACATGCCAATTAAGAGTAAAGCTCAAAATGCCGCGATGCATGCCGCCGCTTCCGGGAAGTCCAATCTGGGCATTCCCAAGAAGGTTGGCAAGGAATTCGTAAGCGCGCAGCACGGCAAGAAAGTCCCGAACGTCGAAAAGGTTGCGAAAAACCAGAAAACGCGATCCACTCCGAGGAAGAAATGACATCACGTTCCCGCAAGGCCGGCGGCATCAATGAGGCTTCCATCAAGTCGAAACTGGTGGAAGCCAAGGGCGATCTGTTCACGGCTGCCTGCTATCTCGACTGTACGGTCCGGGAACTGGACCAGTACATCCGTAGAAGTGCGGAGTTACAGGCTTTCGCCGCCACTGTGGAACAGGTAAAGGTCGACGCACGTTATAGTCGAATCAGTACGGAGCAGTTCGAGCAAAAAATTGCCGACCTCAACCGCAGCTACGCTATCGACGGCCTGAACGAAGTCCACAAACTTGCCACGATGGAATTCGGTGATTCTGCCGCCCTCGCCAAGGTGAAACTTGATGCCGCACTGGCCCTTCGCGGCACTGGTGGGCGGGCAGGTGTCAATAGTGAGACGGAGAGTGTCCTTGCAGAACTCAATAGCCTTTATCATGCGAATGCTCCTAGAATAAAAGAGATACGACAAACGGTCATCACTCTACGGGATGAGCGGGAAGTGACTCAACAAGTGTACGAACTGCCGCAAGATCAATAAGTGCTTCATCGCGCTTTTTCTGGATGATTCGCCAGTCGGGTTCCTCGATCTTGTATTCGTGGTATTTTTTGATGCCAAGGTATCCGAGTTTCCCCATCTCCTCGATATGGCGCTTCATTCCGGAGTGGTAGACGGAATGGGCGCTGATCTTGCCTGCTTCCACCCATTCCCACGCCTGCTGGAAATGCTTTTCCTCTGGCCGCATGCGCTTTTCAATAAACCAGACGCGGGAAGGTGCCAGACAGTTTTTCATGTACTGCAATTGCGTGAACGGGATTCCTGTTTCTGCGGATAGCTCAGAGACCGTGAACGTCTGGCCGCGCGCCTTATCCCAGATCAGGTGTGCTACATCCGTGGTCGGGAACCGGGCGTCGATGCATTCCTCATGCGTGGTCCATGAGACAGGCATCGGGATAACTCCGTACACCTCGTTCAGATCATTGCACGTGTTGATACGGTCCATTGAGTACGGGCACTCCACCATCACCGTAACGTCATTCTTCGTGGCGTAATGCGTGTCCTGTACGATCAGCAGACCGCCTTTCGCATGCCACTTATACAGCTGTTGTAAAGTAGGTGGAATCCAGCTGGCGAACTGGAAAACAGGCAAGTCGGCAACCAGACCGGTATCAAAATACACAGGCTTGATTGTTGTATAGCCACGGTTCAGGACCACGTGCGTGAAGTCCTGTAGTGCGCAGCGTACCGACTTCGCGATGTCGAGTGTCGAGTAAAGCCTCATTTGTAATGCCTGTAATGGTATTTGAGCGCGCTACAAAGTAATACGAAAGAGGGGAACCAGTACGTAAGATCCTCGTACACAAAAGACCAGCCGCGGTACTTGTCTTTACGGATATGGGGTTTCATTTCAATCCCAAAGCGCGAAGCGCAAGCTGGCGTACCTCTTCCGTGACCGCGTGACCAAGATCCTGCATATCGACCAGCCGGCGCACGAACGCCGCCAGATCGACCACGGCGCGGGTATCGCTGCGCAGGGGTGCGTAGAGGTTTTCGGGAGTTGCCTCAGCACGGACAGCCGCCTCTTTTACGTGGGTGAAGAAATGCTTTTCCACGCCGTGAATGCGCCGGCTGTTCTCCAGGTGAGCGCGTTCCAGAAACCGGATTCGCGCCTCCAGTTCCTTGAAACACTCGAATGATTCGTTATCCATCTATTTTCTCCTTTGCATAGCCTTCATCAAGATTTCCTGAACGCTCGCCTTGCTCTCCAGGCGTTCAAGTACATCAAAATCGACCGTATCGCCGGCCAGAATGTAGTGAATAAATACAGGTCTGTCATATCCCGATTGCGCCTGCCGTACCGGTCCTATCCGTTCAATAATCTGCGCATGCTCTTCCAGATTCCAGTTCACGGAGAAGAAACAGATTATGTTGCCCCCGTCCTGCAAAGATAGCCCGTGACCAGCGCTAGCAGGATGAGCGAAAAGAACAGGAATTTTCCCCGCATTCCAGTCGCGCAGAGTCTGGGGATTGCTGTCAAGCACGCGCCCGCGAGGAAAAGCGGAAACAAGACGAGCAAGATCGTGCTTAAAATGATAAGCAACAAGAACTGGCATACCGTTTGCCTCCTCGATAACGTCTTCAAGGGCTTGCAGTTTTGTATCGTGGATCTCCTGCCAGTTCTTCGATTCATCGGTATAGATCGCGCCATTTGCGATCTGGAGGCATTTCTGCGTCTTGCTGGCTGCGTTCAGCGCTTCGATTTCCGTCGGCCCGAGATGCCCCTCCAGTTCCAGGAACATTTTCTTCTCCATGTCCCGGTACTGGCGCCGCGCCTTGTAAGGCAGATCTACGACTATCCGGTTGCGGATCGGTTCTGAGAGATTGAAGTAGTCCTTCGCATCCAGTGATAAGCACACGTCGGAGATGACCGTCTGAATCTCTGTTTGTGCATGGGCCAAGGGTTCCATTCCAAAGCCATCGAAACTCTTCCGAAACCACCGTTCCGAAAAAGCCGTGAACGACTTTCCAAGTCTCTGGCCCCCATCTACGAACCACATCGGCCCCCATAGATCTCTCAATCCATTGGGAGCGGGCGTACCAGTCAATCCGATCCATCGATCCACCTTTTTGTGTGCGACTTCCGCAAGCGCCTTGGCGCGTTTCGTACCCTGGCGGGTGCGGAAGCCTTTCAGTTTCGTGACCTCATCCGCGACTATCGTCTTGAACGGCCACGGTCGAGGGTTGTACTTGAACCACTCCACTAGCCACGGTACGTTTTCGTAGTTCGTGGTAAAGATATGCGAATCAGTGCGTAACGCAAGTGCCCTTTGCTCTTGTGTACCAACAACAGGCGTGCAAGGTAAGTCAAGCTTCCATTTCCTGACTTCGTCGGGCCACGTACTCTGCGCAACCCGAAGCGGCGCAATGACAAGCACCGGAGAGTCGTCAACGAGCGCCGCTGCCTCGATAGCCTTAAGCGTGCTAACGGTCTTTCCAAGACCCATAGGGACAAAGGCATTGCATCGCTCCTTTTCCAGAATGTGATCGACGATCAGCTGTTGGTATGGTCTAAGTTCCATTCTTTTTTCTTCTGGTTAGCACCCATGACAAGCCCGATTGCACCTGCGCAAATAACACCCCAGAACAGTGCAATAATTGTCCAGATACTCATTCCAGTTCTCCTATGAACAGATCCACTTCTTCTTTCGTTGAAATTACCCGGCAATTGGCCCCGTGAAGAATAATGCGTTTATGGATGCGTACCTGATCCGCACGAAGCGTCTTGCCGGGCGCCTTCAGTTCCACGAAGTACACCTTAACTTTGTATATCACGATACGATCCGGCACGCCGCGAACGCCAGGGCTGGTGAACTTGAACGATATCCCACCAACTTCCTTTACGCGCTTCACGAAATAGGCTTCGATTTGCGATTCACGCATTACTCGCCCTTTATCGCCAAAAGCAATATCTTCACCCCGCAATAGAAAATAACCGGTGCTGCTCCGCAAACGAAAATGCCAACCGCCCCTATAATATATTTTGCGTCCATGATCACGCACGCGTAGCCTTGAAAATCGTCACCTGACCGCCGGCATGGCGAATCTTATTGGCGAGCTTTACGGCTTCGTACCAGTTGGTAGTGGAAAGAAGGATCTTCGAATTCGTATCGCTAACAACGATGTATTCTTTCATTATTCCCTCATGACGCGAACAGATAACCGTAAAGCGCACCCAGCAGGATCACGCCCACAGCGCACGCGACGATATCCCAGGCGTGCTGCTTCGGCGCCGGCGGCATCTGGAAGCGATGGTAAGGCCCGAACGCCTGCTGCGTGGTGCGGGGCGTGGCGCGGTAGTGCTTGTTATCCCGTGAAAACATGTTCTCTCCTTTGTCTGAGACTTCAGTATAGCAATTGCTGTAGAGTTGTCAATCTTTTCTGTACCGGTAAGATTCAAACCCGGCAGCGGCGAGCGGCAAGCCTTCTGCCCAATCCGGAACCGCGGACATGATCCGCGACAGATCGCTCGCGTTATACCGTTCCTCGTCCCGCGCATAGGTCAACAGTTCATCGTGAACCGGAACCACGATCCGGTAACCCGCATCCAGTACCGACTGGTAGCAGTTCTTGAAGACATCGCGCGCAACGGCCTGTGTACAATTTTCGCTTAGCTTACCGCCATAGGTAGAAATTACACTCCACTTGCGCGAGTACTGGTCGATCCCCTTGTAAGTCAGTTTGTCTCCGGCTTTGGGGTTTGCGTAGGAGATGGAGCGACCGGACGGCAGCATTAAGCGCAACCAGTTACCCTGTTTCTGGATGACCAGCTTACCGGCTTCGTAAATACGGCCCGGATTGTCTACGGCATTGCTGTAGGCACTTTCCAGCGCCGCCCACAGTTTTACCGTCTTCGGATGCGCGCGACGCCACAAACGTTTGAGCGAATCACAAGCTACGAACACCTCACGTGGAAGGCCGTACGTCGACCGCTTCGTCTCGATAGACCAGTTCCAGAAATTTATGGCTTCGTCCGTTACGTCATCCGGCAGGGCCAGACCTGAAGTCATCTGCTCCAGATCTAGGTTATAGACCGCAGCGAATGTGATGAATGACCCAACGCCGCCTCCAAAACCCATTGCAAGCTCCAGGACCTTTCCAACTTGCCGCCTCGCTTTTTCGATAGGGACGCCAAACGCGCGAGCGTACGAAGCCAGATACAAGTCTGGACCTATACCCGCATCGAAGTACTGAAACGCTTGTAGCTTCCATTCTTCCCCCGCTAACCATGCCAGAACCCGGCCTTCGATGTTGGACAAATCCGCCACTACCAGTTTCTTACCCGGCGGCGCGATGATGACGCCACGCATGGTGTTCGCGCACAGTTCCATCACGTTTTCCGTGAACAGATCCGCGCTACCCGCCTTTATGGCTTCAATCCCAAACTCGATATCCTCTGCTGCAAGCGTTGGGCGCATCAGGTTTTGCGGTTGAAATAGCCTCCCTGCATCCCGCCCAGTGCGACCAGCTCCTGAAAACTGTATGACTCCTCGCAGAAATCCGTCAGAGGAGGTTGCCCGGACGAGATTGTTATATTTTGAGACGCTGCTTGTGCTTGCGGCGAGGCGTAGGGCGATAAGTTCCCTAACCCCGTCGGGTAATAAAGGGTCCGTGAGTCTGCGTTCCAAAGTGTCTGATTTGAGATCGGGGAGTGAAACGCCATGTTCTGCCAGTATGTGGGCGAGGAGCGCGTCTCGTTTAGTGGCTGAAGATACCACGCCTCCGGTTGCTTCGTCAGTTCGTGCAGCGAGCGCAGCTTGCTCCCGGTCCACCGTTTCAATTGCAGCCTTTGCCAGTTCGATATCGACATAGATACCTGCCTGATTGATCTGTTGGTCCAGTTGCCAAAGCGCCAGTTCCGATTCGTTGTTCGGATAGTTCCACTTCGGCATTTTCTTGTGCAGTTCGCGCATCGCGCGAATATCGCTCTTCGCGTACTCCTTGAACTCTTCCCACTCCGCCGGATGCGTCTCGCGAGTAAAGCGCCGCACTTTACTGTTAGCGGGACGCGGCATGCAGAACATGCGGATAAGCTGTTTGCCCCTCTTGTCTTTCGCCACATCCTCATCAAGACGGAAGATCGAACAGAGCGCATCAAGCGAACCGGGTAACCCGTGGCAGAGTGCCTGCACCATCGTGTCGCGATGGTCCACTTCTAGCATATGCTTATAGATATGTGGCTGAGCATGGCGAAGCACTGGACGGTCAAACATACCGGAGTTATGGCCCCAGTACTCATCCGCCATATCAATAGCATGGATCAGTTCGTCAGGCATAGCACCTGGCGCGGTAAGATCCCAGACCGAAACTGGCCCGTCGTCAACCGCCCACGCGAACAGCAATATCTCTGCGTTCTCCGCGTACCGGTGCGCGCCGTACGCGATTGGGATTTCACTCCATGTTTCGATGTCCCACCACAAGCGCATTTTGTTATCTCCTTTGTTGGAAAGGCCCTTTCGGGCCCCTGTTCACTCAAGCAAGGTCCTCGGACTCTTCCGCTTCCACGCTATCAAAACCGTCATCCGAAGGACGCGAGGCCCCTCCGAACGAATCGCCCGGCGCGTGGTACTGAACGCCCATCAGACCCGAACGCATACCGCGATGCGCACCCACCTGTGCCCAGATTTCAACCTTGGCGTTGACGTAGCAGCCTGCGTAGATCACACCCTCATCGCCCTTAAGACGCTTCGCTTTGCCTGTGGATGGATCGGTAACGTTATGCAGGAACAGCGGCGCGCCATCCTTGGCTTTCCGGATACCGGACAGCGCATAGCGGTCTTCGAATCCGTCATACACCTCACCTGACTTGTCCTTCTTGTTCTTCTGGTAAGCGAACGCTTTTTTGTCGCCCCGGATGTCGTCAAGCATCGTTTTCCAGTTTTTGCCCCAGTTCACGGCTGCCTCTTTCTCGATAGCGGCCTGAATCGCCTTGTCGTTATCGCTGCCCGGTTCCACGATGAACGTGGCGCTGTGGCGGAAATCGCCCTTGCCTTCATACTGGCCGGGCGTGAACAGGTTTTCAATGAAAGCGATGCGTACATTCTTCAACAGAACTTGCGTACCCATAATTTACATCTCCTTTAACAAAGTTCGAATCCGTCATCGACGGGTTTGATTTCCAGAGCCGGACGCTTGTCGCTGTCCAGCGCCACATGAGGCTTGCCTTCAGCCTGTATCACAAACTGTTCCACCTGCTTGAAGCGTCGCGGCGAGCGTTTCAGCAGTTCAAGAATCGGCTTTGGACCTAACAGTTCCTTCTTGTAGATCTGGTCAACCGGAAGTTTGAATTTCTTCAGCAGGGCTTCCGCCTCCTTATCATTGCTCCAGGCGCGGTTACCGCGCTTGCCGGCTACCACCTTCAGGCCGGGAATCACGACCCCGTTGAACAGTTCGTGTTCCACCCGGGCGCGAACGGCATTAATCCAGTCTTCGATTGTTTCCAGCTGGGCGAAGAAGTGCCCCAACTGATCAACCGGAATAATGTTGGCACTGATCGTTGCATCCTCATTGTTCAGTTGGTCGAAAGACGCGCCGATTGCGTCCTCCACGTGCTTACGGCGTGCCGGGCAGACCGCGCTCGCCTTGCACCATTGGCAACCTTTCTCGGTGACACCGTAGTCAGCATCAAGTAACGTCAACTTATCGTTGTGGATAGCTAACGCTTTTACAGCAGCCGGACTCGCGACAGTTTCAACCCATTCGTGAATCACGGCTGGCGTAACCGTCCATTCGCTATCCCCACGCAACGGCTGCTCGATCACGAGCGTGATTTCAGAGAAGTCCTCCACGAGACCGAACTTCTCCAGAACCCCTGATGCGTACATCAGCAGTTGGGGGTTCATTTCGGCAAGCACTTCGCTATAGCCGAACTTGGCGTCTATGACATCAGCTGTCGAATGGCCATCAGGCCAACCAACAATGAGCACAACGTCACCTGTACCAGTAGCGTCAGTTTCTCCCGTGATATGTTCGATGGGGAGGGATTGTTCAAGCTCGACAATAACGCTGCATCCGAGATTGCGGTAGTTATCAATACGAGCGCGAACGTTGTCAACGACAGTCTGGACATCTTTTGCGAACTCCTCATCAATAGAGTTGCCGAAAGGACCCACCTGGCCGATATACTTCGCCGCCTGCGTAGCGTTCTCCAGACACGTAGTCAGCAGATCATGTTTATCAGACCCAAGATCCGCTGCCGTCTTGTCACCTTCCGGCTGTCCGATCTGTGCGGCCAGAGAGTTGGCGCATGCGAGCCATGTAGACGAGTGGCTTGGGCTTGCGATAGCGTGCTTAGCCAAGAGCGTTCTCCACGGAGGTAACGTAAGCGGTCCACTGGTCGGCTTGCAATTGGTCGGCACGCTTCACGCCGAACCGGGCAAGAATCTCGATCACGGCTTCGCGGTTCTTCTGCGCCAGTTTCAGCGTCAGGGGCTTGACGTGGTCTGCGTATGTGATTTCCTCAACGGCTGTGCTTTCTTGCGCAGAATCGTCCGACGATTGCGTCTCCGCAGACGTAGCAGGTGTATCCGACTTTTTTGCTTCGTCGATCTCCCGCTGAACGTTTTCCGCTTCACGATCCGGCGAGCCTGACGATAGCGGTGTGCTTGCCTCTCCGTAGTTCATGCCAGCTTGGACCGAACCGAGCATTGTCTTTTCCAGTGTCTGGATAAGACGCTCGATCATCTTCGTGTTCTCTTCAATACGTTGTTCAAGACTCATTTTCGTTACTCCGTGGCGTCAATCATGCGTGAGAAAAGTTCATGTGCACTGGCTTGCAGGAT